TCTTTTGCTTCCGCAATCAAATCATTCATCTGTTTGGTAAACTCGGTCGCTTGACGCTTACGCTCGCGCGCATACCGCAATTCACCGATCAAAGCAGTCAAATCTTCATCATTCATGGCGTCAACATCAATCGTTACTTTCTTCATTCTGTATCCCTCACTTTCTGAAGATAGTATATCATAAGTTTCATCATCTGTCAACATAAAAATTATTACAAATGTATTAAGTTCGCCGGCGCAAAGTTAGGGATGACTAACGTCATCCCCGATAGAGGAGGGAAAGGAAGTAGATATTTAACACAGCACTTGCGCCATGCATAAGGAAGTCATTAATATGGCGTGAGGGATTCCGACAATCTTTGATAAGCCCCAAAACTGCGATTGCTAAACCGAACCATGAGACAGACAATCCGAACATCATAATAAGCGCGACATTGACGATCTGAATGATCGCGCGAAAATCATTTTCTTCAATACGGAATGGCATAGTCATGTTAAAAAATTCTTTCATTAGTTAAGCTCCTTTCGGGGATTACTCGGGAATTTGTTGATGATAAGGCTCGCGGCCACACTATCAACATCCCTCGGAGGGGTTGGGATTCGCATCCCCTCCTGACCATGATATTATATCACATTTATAGAAGAAAACAATGTCAAATATGGGAAAATTTCTTACCATCGTGGCCTGCCGGCGCGGTCATCCGATGATAGTCGCTCGCGGATATTTGGTGAAGGTATTCATAGTGGCAACGGGAGCGGTCAGTATATTTGAGATATATTCAACAATGTTCAGATGCTTCAAATAATGATTATATGAATCTACATCAAACTCATCTTTAAGCCAATCAACGAGTTCACCGCAACTGAAGTCTTTTTTAGTAGAAAAATAAACAAGATGATAGAATTTCTCATTATTCTTCTTAATCGCGGCTCTCCAATACTTTGCCATAACCCATGCTCTCCTTTCCCTTTCTGCATCATAATTATACACTATATTAGAATACTTGTCAATACCTTTTTTTAAATTTTCGCCGGCGGCCTGCTCAGTCGTCAAAGAACATACTGAGCAAGCCCGCGATTAGTCCGATAATCACACCAACAATCGCGGGACTCACGCCGAAAAACATCAGTCCCATTGACATAAACGCCACAAAACATCCCATATATCCAACAACATCTCTCGTCTTTTCATTATCCATACCATTCGCTCCCTTCTCTTGATGGCATTATTATATCATAAGTTTCTCTATATGTCAACAACAAATTTTGCGCCGGCACGCATTACGCGCACTGGATGAAATCATATTTAAGTCCATGAGCATCGCAGTATTTCATTGCTTTGGTCAAGATAATCAGGCAAAGAACATTATACTGGAACTTGCGCGAAGATTTTTTTGCAAAAGCGAACTCGAAGTGATCATTGCCCAGTTGTTCAAATCCCGCATCTACCATGTCTGCCTTGATCTCATGCTCCATAGCTTCCAGTCGTGCCTTGCCTGTATTGTAGATAGCCAGATAACCAAACAGCCGCATATTAGGCTCATAGTGCTTGATATTGCTAAAGCGCGATTTAACATCAGCTTGCTGAGTCGTACCAGGCTTTACCAGCCCAATAAACTTACGCTCAGTAGAGTAGGCTACATAGTAATAGTTAACTTCCTTCATTTCATGCTTCTTCATGGTTCTAGCTCCTCTCATCTTCATCATTATATCATACTTAGTGTAGCTTGTCAACCCCTTAGCTGGAGCTCAGCCCAGCCGCTCCAGCGTCCGCTCATTGGTCAGTTCCGCACCATCGAGCTTTACCTGAACTTCAACTCCGTTGACCCGGATATCCCCAGCCATCCAGAAGGGAACGCTGTCCTTGACCCATTCTTCAGCTGTCCAGCGCTCGGTCAGCTCCCGCTCGAAGTTCTCACCCTTGTTATGCTTGGGGTCAGCGGTCAGCAGGTCTTCAGCTCCGATCAGTTCCGCCTTGGCACTCAGCTCAGCACGGTCCGCGGCAGTCAGCTTAATCCGAATCTTGGCAAAACCGCCCCGCTTGGAGCTTGCGCGATCGAGCTTAAAATAGCGGCTCAGCTCGGTAAAGTTCAGCTTGGCGGCATACAGGTTGCCCGCCTGCACAAAGCCCAGTGCGTAGGTGTGCGCGGCGCTCCGCTCATTGTAGCGGTTCATCATTTCGGTCATCGTCATCTCGGTCAACCCCTTTCCTTTACGGTACACCTGTATTATATACGATAAAGCCGGATTTGTCAATAACTTTTTTTGTATCTTTTTTGTTAAAATTTTCGCGCCAACTGTCATACTTTTGTAATCTTTTATGCTTTAGCACTTTAGCGTATTAAAGTGAGCTCGGACGCTTTAGTGCTTTAGTGCGCTAAAGTGCGGCCGCCGGTTGAAGTTAGTCATGACTAACTGAGGTCTGGTCTCCTCGTGAGCCTGTCCGGCCTCTCTCCCCTCTCCGGGGTGTCCTCGACTGTATCTATATTATAAGCGATAAAGCCGGCGCTGTCAACCCCTTTTTTTAAATGTGTCTGATAAAAAAATAGTTGACAACCGGAATATGATATGATATACTTATGACATCAAAGAAAGGGAGGGCCAAAGCCATGAAGTATGAAGTAACCAGTTACAACTTTTTCAAAGCCGTTGGAGGTGGCGCGGACTTTGTGAAAAATAATACTGTTTATCATCTGTCCGCGGAAATGCTGAATTGCATGATTAATCAGTATAAAATGATGGGCTTCATGGTAGTATGCGACAATGATACTTTCATAAGTGTTGCTAAAGCGACGAATGAGATAGAAGTTTTTAGTGCACAGAATAATTAAAGACGGCCAAGCCGTCTTTTCTTTTTACGAAAATTTCTTTAAAATGTTTTAAAAAAGGGGGTTGACATATACATCCGGTTGTGATATTATACTTACAGGGAGGGACAAGAGCCCGACCGAGAAAGGAAGAAAGAACTATGATGAACATTCGCGAATACCTTGACACCATCGATGAAGAAGAACGGGACGAGATCGCCTACACCCTGTATCAGATCTCACAGGACGATGAGGACGATTTTGAAGCATGGTGTGTGGAAAATGGTGTAGACATGACCGCAACCGATGAAGACGGCGAATATATCCTCGCGGCATGGCAGATGGACATGTGCGGAGACTAATCCGCGCGGCCGGCGGACAAGCCGGCCTTTTTTTTATGTACGAGTTAGTCATGACTAACTCATGTCCTCACTCTCCCCTGTCCCTCCTTCCGGTGCATCTATATTATACTACATTGGTGCACGGCTGTCAATCCCCTTTTTTATATTTTTATAAATAAAAGCGGGATCCCGGTCTTACCTGACGGATCCCGAAGGCCGTTGTTTTTGGTGGGCCACCTCTCGCCTTGCGGCGCCCTTTAGGAGTTGCCTTATCTCTCCCACTGATGATATGATATCACACTTTAATGCGTATGTCAACATTTTTTTAACGAAATAAAAGAACTTTGTACCAAAAAAAATTGTTGACATATGCGCGAAAATGTGATATCATATAGTCGAGGAAAGGAAGGTGATCCTGATGAGGATTTGGTTCGATATGGATGGCACACTGGCCGATTTTTACGGTGTAGATGGATGGCTGTCCGATATCATCGCAAATAACACGCGCCCGTACGAGATCGCCCGCGGCCTTGGGAATATCGCCTATATTGCGCGCCTGTTGAACAAGGTACGTGAAAACGGTCACACAATCGGCGTGATTTCTTGGACTGCGCGCGGTGGCTCCGATGACTACAATGCAAGGGTTAAGGCCGCAAAGCATGAATGGCTACAGCGACATTTTCCTTCCGTCACATGGGATGAAATCCGCGTTGTTGCGTATGGAACAAATAAGAAAACCGCAACGGGTGGCGGCATCCTCTTTGACGATGAAGAGCCGAACCGCACGACATGGGGAGACGGCGCGTATGCTCCTGCCGATATTCCTGCAGTATTGAAGGCCCTCACAAAGTGAAGGCCGCCCGCGCCGGTCGGCGAAAATTTTTTCGCCCACAAATGAAAAAAGTTGTTGACAAAGCCCGAAAAGTGTGATATCATTAATACGAACCAAAGGAAAGGAGATCGGAAACGATGATGAATGAGAAAATGGATATCCTGATGATGATGGTAGAAAATGGTTATCACCTGATGAACCGCACGATGGAAGAGATGGCCGAAATCTTTACGGTCGATGAACTGTATGCAATGGCTCGCAAGTTCCTTGGAGAAGAAGAGGAATAAATCCTCTTCTTCTCATGAGATAAAAGAAAGGATGTATAAACAATGAAGACTCTGAAAGTTATGCTCGCGATTATGATAACGATGGTTCTTTTCTCTCTTGTGTGTGTTGCGGCCGCGGAACCTGCGACGACTTATATTAAAATGTCCGTTGTCGTTGCTTGCGATGAAGAAACGGAAGAAATCACCGTGATTGACACGACTGGCAATTACTGGGTATTTTATGGCAATGAATGGTGTATTGGTGATATCGCAATTTTACTCATGAACGATGCAAGCACGGAAACACTTTATGATGATGAGATAATAGAAACCTATTACGGTGGACATATGACACCGCTTGCGCTTGGGTTATGGATAAAGTAATAAAGAGAAGGATCCGAAAGGATCCTTCTTTTTTGTTAGGTACCGAATTATTCTGGCCGGCGCAAAATAGTTGTTGACAAATAGAAACTTTTCCTGTATAATAATGACAGATGGAAGGAAGCAAAAGAAGGTCCGGACCGACGGCGAACCTGCATTTTTTTAAGTTGTTCGTACATTAACGTTAATGTAAAAAGTTTGGGTAAAATCGAAAAAAGTGCTTGCAATTCGCGCCGGTTTGTGATATTATACTGGTGAGGGGAAAAGAACCCCGAACGAAAGGAAGGAACGCAAGATGAAGAACTGGATGACCGAAACCTACCACACGAACTCCGCTGCCGATGAGTATTGGTTCGGATTCGTTCTCAATCATATGCTGTATGTGGTCTGTGGAATGTCCTTTGAAGAACTGGCGACACTCTTCAAGATGGATCGGGCATCCTCAAAGCGCGGTGGCTTCCTTAAAATCCGCATCAAGGCGACAACGCCGATGCTGAAGAATCTGATGGATCGGGCAACGCTCCTCGGTGACGAAAACCTCCTCGAATTGGCCGGATACAACAAGGGAGAAGCCTTCGAAAAGATCATCACCGAAAGATACACCGCCGAACAGTGGGTAAAAGATTCAGTCCCCTTCTGGATGGACGGAGACGCAACGATCAACGGAAAGAAAGTACAAATCAAGTTGAACGGCGCGGAACTCACGAACGAAAAAACCTTGAAAAAATACTTCGGCTGAAAAGCCGATTTATTTTTATCCAATTATATTTGATCAAAGGTATTTCGCCGGACTTTCGTACTTTATCGTACTAAAGTATCACCTACCCGTTAAGTAGACAATTTAATACTTTAATGTACTAAAGTAAAGACCTACCCGCAAGGTGGGTGATTTAATACTTTAGTGTGCTAAAGCAAACCCGGACGCTTTATCACTTTAATTTCGTACTTTAATGCGCGAAAGTATGGCCTACTTTTTCACTTTAATGTGCTAAAGCAAACGCCTACGTTATTAGTATGTAATTCATTACTTTACTGTACTAAAGTAAAGTCGGATATTATTTCGGTACCGAACTAGTTTTTCGGACGTTGCGGCAGCGGAGCAGCAGGCCCAGCAGCCCCGGGGCTAGCTTTTAGGATTTTTCGAGTTAGTTGCGTCTAACCCTAGGGGCGCGTCCACCAATTCCACCAACCGGTTCATTTTATAACCCCGAATGTCACCAACCGGTTCATTTTATAATTTTTTTAATAAATCAAACATTTGACAACTCCGCGCCTTGTGTGCTATAATAAAAACAAATGGAGGTGAGAGTATGAAAAAAAAATACTCCTTAGATTTTTCTATAACCCGAGATACAGACCGACTTCGCGCAGTCGAGGAAATTATTGACGGCTTAGAAAAAGACCCAACCCCCTCTGAATTAGAATAGATGGCTAATTATATTTTATATGGTAAGGATGAAAATGGAAATAATTCTGTTTCCCGCCACGAATCTAAGGCTCCATCAAAACGCTATAATTCCTATAAAACCTCAGAAGATAAAGTACTGTCGCTCGATGAGATTTTAGAAAACCCGTTATTTGATGAACAACAAATTCGTTCCGCGCATTAGCGTAATCCGTATAAAAAATCTGAAAACACTATTAAACGACCACGTTATGATAAGGAGGGCAACTTAATAGACCCTGGAGACTCCGACATACCCGGTATGGTAGAACTATGGGATACTATTGATAGATGGCAGCGCAAAATCAATATATTATAGGGTAAAATTGCGCCCACCGAAGATGACATTAATTTAGATGATAGCGCCTATCGTGTCTATCGCCTCAAACATAATTTAATTGATATTAGAAGACATTAGTATTATTTGAAAGATTCATATAAACCGACATTACATTTTTAGAAAATGGACCACCCGAAGACTCAATACTATGATTGGAGCGGCGACTCCTTTTATTGGATTTCGCGCGAAGCTTGGCAACAACGTATTGATAATTCTTATTCTCCCCTCATTTCTCATAACATTGAGGACTATGAGGTAAGAGAGGATGGGATGGTAAAATGGGTAGTTTGCGAGCATAACTTTGATTGGGAAAACCCTAAACATGTTCGCGCGCTAATGAATAATTGGACATTACTTTATGATAATTTACATGAAAAATTAGATACCTATGGATGCACATTACTGTGGGACTTTGAGCGCTATGCTAAACTTTCAGACTTCACTCCCTTGCGCCAATACATGTTAGATTTGAAGTTAAAAAAGATTCCATATACGGAAATATCACAATTGGTATAGGAAAATTTTGGTATTGCGTATAATTTTAATCATCTCTCAACAATTCTAAATACGGAAATTCCCAATCGTATTGCGTTTACAGCAAAGCGCGAACGCCTACTTGTGGAAATACCCAAGGAATAGTGGCAAACTTGTTCTGAATGCGGCAATGAGTATCCACTTGATTCGTTATTTTTTAATAGAAATAGCTCGCGTAAAAATGGATATTTTTCCTATTGCAAAGCCTGCGCCCGCAAATTAAGAGTAGAAAGGGGGTAGAATGCGTATGACAAACGACTCAAAGATGCGCCGATGCCTCAAATGTAAGCAAGAGCGCCCGCTTGAACAATTTCAAGCAACCCCTTCCAAATATTTTCCAGGTGGACGCTGCTATATTTGCACACCATGCCTTGAAACTATGACGCCGCAAGATAACTTAGGCGAAGTTGACCGTTTAATGCGCTGGCTTGATTTACCATTTGACCTTAATAAATGGACGCAGCTTTATTAGCAACATGGGAATCATACTTTAACTGCGTATTTTAATTTATTGTACGATGACCATTATGAGCCCCTGCGCTGGTCTGATGAAAATGAAAGATGGCGACTTGCGCGCGAAGAAGGCACAATTGATGATGAGATTAAGATTTTAAATGAAGCGCGATTGAAGAAGTTAAAGAAAGTATGGAGTGCAGCCTATAAGCCTGAACAATTGCTATGGCTTGATAATTTCTACAATTAGATTGTTGCTACTTAGAATGTTTCTACTCCAATTCTTCAAGAAAAGGCACGCGACTTCTGTGAACTTCAACTACATATTAAAGAAGGTTTGCGCGCAAATCTGGATGTTTCCAAGATGATGAAGCAAGCAGATGATATTGTTAAGACCTATCATTTCGAAGCCTCTAATGCTAAATCTGCGGCTGACTTTGAATCAGTTGGTGAACTTATGGTATATTATGGCAAGAAAGGATGGCATCCAAATTGGCATACTGAGCCACAAGATTCTATTGACTTTATGATGGAAAATATTTAGAACTACTTGAAACGGCTTGTTCTTAATGAGGGCAACTTTGCTGAACAAGTCGAAGATAAGCGTGCTCGTTATAATATGACAGAGCGGCTTGAAGAAATTGAAAACGAAAAAATGGAATTTGATGAAACCGCAGATGTTGAATATGAGGGTGAAGATGCTCTCGCAGCTGAATTAGAGGGAGGGGATACTGTTGAATGATTTAAAGGAAACAGTATTACGCGACGGTATCCCGGTTGAAAAAGGTATAGTGCTTACGCGCGAATACCTTGATGCGAATCAAGAGCTTTTTACTAAGTATCTGAATTTATGGATATTATTCCCTGACTTATTTTTAGATGCGATTGCAGATGTTGAAGACGCAAAGAACTTTCATCTTATGCCGTTTCAACGCGTCATGTTGCGCGCGAATATGAGATATCGGTATGCCTTTACTACTGCTACGCGCGCGACTTCTAAATCATTTACTGCATACCTCAGTGCCTTAGTGCGCGCGGTCTTACTACCAAACTCCAATATCATGATTGCTTCTGATGTTAAAGGCACAGTTATTAAGATTGCCGAAGCTAAATTTGAAGAAATATTTAGACATTGGCCTCTCTTACGTAATGAATTAGCAACGCGTGCAGATGACGGCAAAACCGGTGTTAAGTCAAGTAATAACTATTATGAATTGCGCTTTAAGAATAATAGCATGATTACTGTTGTTTCTAAAGATACTTCAAGAGGTTTACGTGCAACTGCCGCAATTCTGGAAGAGTGCGCACTTATTGAGGAAGAGCCATATAATGAAGTATTATTACCTCAGATGAATATTAAGCGTAGGGAAGTAGATGGTACTATCAATCCCGATGAGCCTAGTTCTCCTCAGATTTTTATTACTACTGCCGCAGAACGCACAGTATTCATGTATCAGAAACTGATTGAGATTACTGTAAATGCCGTATTGCGGCCGAAAGAATACTTCTCATGGGGCCTCTCTTATGAAGTTCCCCTTCATTATGGTCTATTAGATAAAGCGACTCTAATGGACTAGAGATATTCTAATACAGTAAGTGAGGATTCATTTGCGCGTGAATCGTTATCAATATGGAGCGGTAATAGTAAAGATGCTTGGTTAGATTCACGTCGTCTGAATAAGCATCGTTCCTTACTAAAATGTGAACGTTAGGCATAGTATTCTGATACATGTCCTAATGCATATTATATCATTGGAGTTGACGTTGCAAGATATGAAGCAAATAGCGCGATTATGGTAATTAAAGTATTACCGGGGGCGTAGCGTTGTAGGAAAAACGTGGTTTATACTGAGGTTATCAATGGCGCGAACTATATTACAGACCAAGCACCACGTCTTAAAAAACTTATAGAATTATATAATCCACGCGAAATTGTAATCGACGGTAATGGGCCTGGTATTGGTTTGTTAGATGCTATGGTTCTTCCTTCTTACGATGCGCGCACAGGAGAAACTTTTCCTGCATATTATGCCTTTAATAATGACCATCATCTTCCACCTGAATTGCGCGAAGAGCAAGATGAACCAGCGCCAAAATATAATGCTATTATATATGATATTAAAGCAAGCGCACAGAATGAAGATGAAATAAATTCTTATTTCCTTTCTTCTATCAATAATGGGTCAACTTCCTTTTTGGCGCATGAACGTGTCATTAAAGATAAGCTAATGAAAACAAAAAAGGGCTAGAAAATGTCAGCATATGACCGTAGAAAATTTTTACTACCTTATGAAATGACTTCTCGCTTAATGGATGAACTTAATAACTTAAAATTAAAGCCAACTGGAATTGATAATAAATTTAAAATAGAGCGTATTTCAAAATCTATTTATAAAGACCGTTTCAGCGCTTTAGAGTATGCTCTCTATCGCGTAAAATATTATGAAGATAAAGAAATTTTTAAAAAGAGAAAAAAACATATTGATTAGTATGCTTTCTTCACTCCTAAAAGTAGGAGGTGAAATTTATGAATCAAGATTTTGAAGCTTATTTCAAAAGATAGGCGTATAGAATAAATTATGTGCCTATAGATTCACGAGAACGCATCTCTCGCTGGGGCGGACAACGAAACAACGGGGTAGATTACCGGGATTTAAGCTTAGAGGACATTGAAGCTATTATCCGTTCCGGCGATATCGCCTCCATTCGTGAGCTCTCGCGTTACTACTATCGTACCAATGGACGTTATAGAAATAACATTGATTTCCTTGCATCATTGCCATTCTATGATACAGTCGTTTTGCCGCAATATGAAGAAGGTAAAGGTTCTAAGTCTTTAATTATTAAAGCTTTCAACAATGCCTGTCAATTTGTGGAAAATCTCGATGTTAAGAATACATTGACTCGTATTACTCGTGAATGGTTGAAGTCGGGAGTATATTATGGTATTCTACAAGAACTTGGTAATAAAGTAGTAGTGCAAGACCTACCAGTAGAATATTGTCGTACTCGTTTTAAAGATTTTAATAATTTAAACATATTAGAATTTAATGTAGCTTATTTTGAAGGACGTTATAATGATGATAAATTGCGCGAAGCTGCTGTATTGAATTTCCCAGAACCAATACAAAAAGGTTGGCGAGATTGGAAAGGAAAAAAATTAGCAGAACCATGGGTTATGGTTCCTGCTTCTAGTGGTGGAGTGACTTTTTGTTTTGCTGAAGACCAAACTCCATTACTTATTGCCGCAATTCCAGAGTTATACAAATTAAAAGATTCTATTGCACGCGAAGAAAAAAGAGATGAAAATGAGTTATATAAATTACTAATATAGAAGATGCCAGTAGATAGTGATGGACATTTAGTCTTTGAATTGCCCGAAGTAGAAAAAATTCATAATGGCACTGCAGAGATGCTTCAAGATTTAGATACAGTAGATGTCTTGACTACATTTGGCGAAGCGACATTAGAGAATTTACAGGACTCTTCCGCAGCAACCTAGTCTTCTAATCGTATTGATAAATACAAAAATAATGCATGGGATGCTTTAGGCAATAGTTCACTTTTCTTTAATGCAGATAATAGTTCCTCTTTGGCATTTGTTGAAAAACGATTAGAGGGAGTTATGCGTACATATTTAAATATGTATCAAACTTGGATTAAATTTCTTATTAATAGCCGTTTTACACGTACTGGTTTAACTTTTGATTTTATCATCTTGCCGCTAACTGCATATAATTATAAAGATTATCAAGGTATGTATTTACAAGATGCATAGTTTGGTTATTCTAAAATGATTGCGGGCGTAGCGATGGGAATTAAACAGCGTGATTTAATTAGTGTTATTGATTTTGAAAATAACTTATTAAATCTAGATGAAAAAATGATACCACTTATGTCTTCATATACACAATCTGGAAATGAAAATTCAGATAAAAAAAATAATTCTGGAGAAAAAAATAGTGGTAGTTCTGGTTAGATAAAAGACATAACTAATAAGGGCGGAAGACCAACATTAGCCGCCGAAGATCGTTCTCAAAAAACGCAAGCTAATATTGATTCAATGAGTTAAGGAGGGATAAAAATGGCTAAGCGAAATATACCAATTTATTTTGATAATGCAGTAATTATGTCTCCTCCAACTAAAATTGGTAATTCTGATTTAAATCGTTTAAAGGTAGGCGTTTTTACTAAGTATGATAATCGCAATGGATCTTATATTACAGATGAAGTCGCAGAAATGTTGATCGCTAGCGCGACTAGAGGAGATACACCAGTAGTTGGATTTTTTGATCCCAGTTCTACTGATTGGGCTTCTCATACTGGCCCCACTCTAGCAAGCGCATATGGCTATGTTGAAGGTTTTGAGGGATGGTATCCATTCCAAGATAAGGATGGAATAACGAGAGATTACGCAGTCTTTTCTACCGTCCTCTTTAATCGCTATTATGACGAAGCCAATTATATTATAGGACAAAATCAATCAATGGAACTTGATATCAATTCAATCGAAGGCGATTGGGCTGATATTAATGGCCAGGAATATTTTGTCTATACAAAAGCTGAAATCATGGGGTTATGCGTCATTGGTTCGCATGAGCCATGTTTTTCCGTTTCATCTTTTTTCGCAAAACAAGATGAAAATTATAAATCTCAATATGATAAGTTCTCTTCACTTTTGGCTGATTTAAAAGCTCAAGTTGAAGAGGCTGAAAAGAATCCAGAAGGAGGGGAACATCAAATGGAAAATGTAGTGAATCCCGAAGTAAATGAACCCACTCCTGCGCAGGAACCAATTCAAGAACCTGCGGCTCAGGAGCCGACCGCTCCCGTTGAGCCTGTCGTAGAACCAGCGGACGCTGACACTGATTCTGCGGCCGAGCCAGCACAGGAACCAGCACCAGCTGCTGATGAACCCGTGGCGGAGCCAGAACCTGCAGTAGATTTTGAAGCTCAAATTGCTGAACTACAAAATCAACTCACTGAAATGACTACTAATTATGAAAATGCTCAGAATCGTATTGCTGAACTTGAAGCTCAGATTACATCCGCGTCTGAGACTGAAGCAACACTTCGTCAAGAAATCGCAACTTATGAAGCTGAACGTTCTCGTTTAGAAGTAGAACAAAGAAATGCTTTAGTAGAAAGATACGAAAATCTTTTAACTGAAGAAGAAATTAGCCCAATTCGTGAAGAAATGAATAACTTCAGTCTTAACGAACTGGAAAGCAAACTCGCAATTTGTTATGCTAATAAACAAATGGCTGGCAATGATACTCATACAATTCCACTGCCAGAACCCGTTGTTGACGAATTCGCGTTATTTATGAAGAAGTATCGCAAGAATTAAGGAGGAAAAGAATATGGCGATGAAAAGATTTCCAATCACTAACGTCGTAGGCGACTTAGTTGATCAACATCGTGATCCTGATGAAAAGCTATATGCCAGCCTCGAACTAAATCAGGTAGCCTTCCCAAAGACTGGCATGGTAGTTTCTCAGACCCCTCTCGGAGCCGCTTTCACCAAGGCTGCGCCCTGTGAAAACGGAATGTGGGTAGTTGCTGATAAGGCCGCTGGTGCTATTAATCCACCTGCCGCTGCAACCGATTCTCCAATTGGTATTGTTTATACCACAGAAAAAGAATATGACCGTGAACACTATGGTCTACAACGCTTTGGCCGCAAGATTGCTGGGGATTATCCTCGTGTTGGCATCTTCGGACTAGGTGATACTGTAACCACTAACTGCTTACAGTATGATGATACTGAATTCGCGGCTGTTACTTCTGGTGAAAATCAGAAAACTGCTGAAGAAGCTCTAATTGATGCTTTAAAGGCAATTGGAACCACTCCTCTTTATGTAAAGGCTGTTGCTGGTTCCCCAGTTCCACAGATTACTGCTACTAAGCCTTCTGCTGGGACTTATGCAAAAATCGTTAAATTCTACACTATACCTAACGGCGGTTTAGGCGTTAAGTATCAGATTGTAAGTCTAGGATAATAGGAGGTGCGCATTATGGATAGACTACATATTTTAATGAACGGCGTATTCGGACGCGCAGTTCCTGCTGATTTCTCTACTGAGGATTTTGATTATGAAGCCGCTCTCCGTGATGAAATCGCAAAGCTAGTTTGCAAGCCAAATCGCAAGACCGGCGCTATGGAGTTCAATCGTCATATGTTCGAACAGAACAAGCATGAACTATTTGAACTATTAGAAGAAAATCTAGAGGAAGTTCTTCCACAGAATGTCAAGAGTGCTCTTGATATGTTCGTAGAAGTTAAATATTATGCTCAGGGTCAACGCCCAGAGTTCCGTGTAACCCGTGGTAAGATTCGTGGTAAGCAGTTCGTTACTCGTGCTACCGAATCTGGTAACTATGAAACCTTCCGTCTAGACCGTGATCGTTTCGATCTATACATTCAGGCCATCGGTGGCGCTGGATATGTAGACTTCGAACGTTATCTCGATGGTATCGAGAATATGACTGATATCTACGAAGTAATCCAGGAAGGTATTGTAGATCGTCTATTTGAAATGGTACAGGGTTGCTTACTAAATTCTTGGAACGCCGCTGGCCGTCCAATTCGTAACAAGGTTGCAACTAACAAGTTCAATCCTACTGCTATGAAGAAACTCTGCAATACAGTTGCTCCTTATGGCAGCCCAATTATTTACTGCACTCCTGAATTCGCAGCAGAAATGGTTAATGCTCTAGTTTACAATGCTAGCAACATTAAACTATCTGATGTTGATATGCAGGAAGTTCGCGATCGCGGCTACATCGGCAAGTTCTATGGCACTCCTGTTGTAGTAATGCCACAGTCTTGGACTGATGAAACCAATACTAAGCTACAGTTCAACCCAGCATTCGCATATGTACTACCTGCTGGAAAAGAAAAGATTATCAAGATGGCCTTTGAAGGATCTCCTTACTTCCGTGAGTGGGATGACCACGAGGGTGATAATCAGTTCACTCTACAGGGTTATGTAAAGGTTGGTGTTGGTCTATTCACTACTCCTAACTACTGGGGCATTTATTACAATGCTGAGCTATCTCAGGGCAGCGGTTGGGAAGCTGAAAATGCTGCTGTAGTAAGTCAGAGCGAAATTACTAACTAAGTAATATAATGGGAGGGAGGTTTCCTCCCTCCCAGATTTCTTTTGGAGATAAAAGGAGGATACTAATATGTCTATTAGAATTAAAAACATTAGTACGAGCCTAGTCTCGTTATATGCTCCAAATATTCATTTTAACCGCGAATTAATGCCGGGGCGTGAGATTCCTGTTTCTGAGGAAGAATATGAAGAGCTTACATTTGACACTGGATTTATGTCTTTAGTGAATGGACACTATTTGAAAATCCTAGGTGTTGAAGAAGAACAACAGGTAGAAGTTGTTGAAAATGTATTCGAAGCTTCTGAAATTGAAAAGATGCTAGTTAATAATGATGTGGCTGGTTTTGCTAAGTTCATTACTAATGCGACCGAGGCCGAAAAAGAGAGTGCAGTAACACTAGCTGTTCAGCATAAGATTACTAATGCTGGTATTGTGGCTCTTATTAAGAAATACTGTGATGTTGACGTAATTAATGCAATTGCGGTCAAGCATGAATCAGAAGAGAAGTGATAATAAATGGCAACTCCCTTTCTAAAAGTATATGATGCTTTTCTCGCACGTATTACCGCAGATGAATGGACTTTAGAAGAAGAGTTAGCTATTGTGGAGCGAGATTGGCAACAATTGTTATTAATGGCAATTGATAGATTTAAATATCCACGTATTGATTTAGAGTATGAAAGTGTTGAATCTGAGAATTAGACAGATAATCATTTTAAAGTATACCAATTTGCAAATGATCTGACTAACGCAGAAATTCAAATGTTAGCTTTATATATGAAGCATGAGTGGATGAAGCGTTGTCTTGCAGATTATCGAGAAATTGGTAGTTTATATGTAAGTAAAGATTTTTCCGCCGCAAATCATCTTGATAAATTATAGAAATTAGAAGCTAGAGTAGCTTCGGAGGTAAAAGATGGTGAAAGCCGATATGATAGAGCAAGAAACCACGAGCCAGCAGCAACTTTCGGATAGCTCGCAGGAAAGAAAGCTCGCTACCGCCACGTTTGATGGCTATTGTAATAAATTAAAGGGCCGTTTATATGGCCTTTTATGTGAAAGAGAAAAAGACGGCGAATGGGAAAAATTTTTAGATTCTATTATTATAGAATTAAGAGGATTAGGCGCGAATTCGATTAATTGGTGGCCTCTTATGGGAAAACTGATGGTATTAAAATATATGTCATATGAATATTTTCGTAAGACTATATTTGAATGTATGAATTTAGTTGGCAGGTTGGATATGCCAGATGTCATACCTTGATGTATATTTTTCGCGCATAAATCACTTTGGTGAGACACCGGCAGAGCAGCGTAAGAATATTGCTATGCGTAATTTCTAGCGCTGGTTAGCAGAGTCTCCATATACAGTAGATGATTTATCTGTTGAACGCGGATTATACTTTAGCGGCATTATTTAGACTAGTAAGGATAAAGAAGAGAAAAAAATTATGTTTCTCTATGTCGCAATAGATATTCCAATTTAGGTAGGCGATATTTTAAATTGGAAACAAGATGATGGAAAATTAGAAAAATGGATTTTGATTTCTAAAGAAAAGAAAGTCCATGAGCCCTATTAGGTATTTTCCATTGTTAAATGTAATTATGAAATTAAATGGATTGATGCCACGGGGCGCCTAAAAAAATCTTGGAGTTATGTAGTAAGTTCTACTGATGACAAGATTAAAGGTAATTACAGAACTTGGCATAACTTAATTTCTCCACAACCAAATAAGTATGCTGAAATTTTAATGCCTAAGTAGCAAGTAGACCGCGGTACTAATTTCATAATTGAAGATGAAGGATGGAAGTTAATTGAAGCTGATTTTACAAGCGTTGATGGTATTATTTATATGTCATTGACGGAAAATAAAGTCAACTATCAATATGATGACTTAGAGGTTGATATTGCAGATATTGATAAATTAAAATTTCCAACGCTTACGCCTATATGTACTGTTGGTGATTATTTAATTCCTGACTTTGGAGAAGATACTTTCAATGAATGGGAAATTGAATTAATTCCTACAGAAAATACTGCGTCATTAGTAGTAAAAGAAAATGAGCAATGGAAAGCAATTAGTCCGGGTAAAGCAGTTTTTCTTATGCAGCTTAAAGGGAAAAAAGCTATACAAAAACGCTATGAAGTAGAAATTGTGGCATCTAATGAGACTATTAATGCATATATTGAAGGGCCTGATAGTATTAGGTTAGACCGATATGCGGCATTTGAATTAGTTTCTAATACTGCAATTTTAGATACAATTACTTTTACTTTAGAGGATACTAATCTTGCATCAATATCTACAGTTGAAAATAATAAATGTGTTATTCGTGCGAATGCGAAAAATAAGTTAGGCGAAATTACTTTAAATGCTAGATACTTAGGAAAAACTTATACTAAGTAGATAAAAATAATAGCACTATGGTGAGGTGAATATTATGGCAGATAGACCTACACAACGACATTTTGCTGTAATGGGCACTAACACTTTTAATATTGCTAATAAATTAATGTAGAATTAGCGGCTATGCCGTTTATTAAAATATCAAGTGCGAGACCCTTTTGATAGAACAAAATTTCCAGATGTAGATGGCGTGGATTTGATTAATAAACAAATATTAATCATTCCTAAAATTTTTGATGATAGCACCGAAAAAATGTCTTATGTGACTGCGATTTTCACTAGTTTTAGTGTAAATCAATTTAATCCTGAATTTAAATATTCTACAATAAGGTTTGATGTGGCTTGCCCATATGAAGAATGGCCATTGGATGAAGAATCCTTGCGGCCCTATTTAATTATGCAAGAGATTGATACAATGTTTAACGGGGCTAAATTAGCTGGTATTGGAACGTTATAGTTCACAAGAGCTGACGCATTAACATTAACTCCTTGGATCGGTGGCTATTCTATGCTTTATACCATTAATGAATTTAACTGACGCTGATACTCTTAAATTTCAAAAGGGAACTCCAATATTATTTGATGATATATGCGCTATTTATCCTGTAACGTTAGGAACAATAGTGGATGAAGGATATGATAATTTTTAGAAATATTTGAGTATTTTAACATCAAATAAGCCCACTACTAAACATGATAATGATGATGAATTATCATAGCTCATGGATTCATTAACTGATTTTCAATATATTTTATTGATTGCTTAGTTAGACCCGGATATTAATACATTATTAAAAAATGCCTTTCGTTTTTTTACGCATGAAGAAGTAATTTTTCTATTAGACCCCGCACAAATTGTATTGGGTCCAATTGACGAAAAACACATTATGAATGAGCGGAGTTTTTATGATTTTTAGCAAATTTTGCGGCGCATGTATTTCTTAGAAGTTGAAGGAGAAGAAATTATCATTTATGAAGATGATTTACCTTAGACTAAATAGTTGAAATTAAAGATGCGTGAAAATCGTGAAAAAGTCCGTAGGGCAAAAGCAAAACAGAATTCATAGAATGGTTCTGATTTGAAAATGTCTGATTTAATTGGTAGTATGACTATCAATAATTGTGGCCTAAATATATTAAATATTTGGGATATTACATATTATGCTTTTTACGATCAACTCAAGCGGATGGGGTGGCGTGATTAGTTTAATATAAATTAGAAAGCAGCCCTCGCAGGCGCGAAAATTAACAAATCATAGTTGAAGCATTGGATGCGTTCCATTGCCAACTCTGATAAATCATGATTTATGAGGAGGTAACTCTTATGGCAAGTAACGTTAATATTTTTGATAAGTATGGCATTAAAGAGGTTGCCAACGTTTACTTTGAAGCTCTAGATGATGACCTTGCTGCTGGTGTTTATGCTGGTGACATTGTTCTATTCCTAGATACCCTAAAAGTTTCCACCATTGAAACTACTGCTGAGAATACCGCGGCCCAAGGTGGTTGGGGTAATCCTCGTCTAGTACAGTGGGACTATGGTAAGGAAATCAACATTACTCTAGAAGATGCTCTAATGTCTCTAGAATCTCTACGTTTCATGCTAGGTGGTGCTATTAAGCGTCCATCCGCTGATGAACCTGTAGTTGTACGTCATAATGAGGAAGTTGTTTGCGGTGCTAATGGTATTATGCCACTACCCAAGGATCACTTAACTCATAAGACTCTAACTCCTAAAGCTACACTCAATCATCCAATTCGTCTAATCAACCTAACCACTGGTGCTCGTACTCAGATTGTAGTACCAGCTGGTGGCACTGATGTTGCGCTAGATGGTGAACATGCAATCACCTTTGTCAATCCCGCTATTCTTGGTGGCACCACAGGTGTTGATACTGTAGCTGGCGATCACATTCGTATTTTCTGGGAAGAAGTTGTAACTGGTGCTGCCAATCAGGAAAGCGCTGTTGAAGTTACTATTTCTCCTGATACATTCCCTGGAACTTATCGTGTTGTAGGCGATACCTTCATGCGTTCTGAAAAGACCGGTAAGGATGAACCCTTCCAGTTTGTTATCAATAAGGCAAAGGTACAGAGCAACGTTACAATCACTCTACAGGCTGAAGGTGATCCTTCTACCTTTGAAATGACTCTAAACGTTCTACGTTCTACCAACGATGCTGGTGAAAATGAAATGATGAAGCTAGTTCGTTATGATGTTGGTGAAGCTTCTGCTACCACCGGCGGTAACGACCATGGCTCCGTTTCTGGTTCCTAATTGATTTAACTTAATGGGGCATCCCTTGTGGATGCCCCTTTTCTTTTCAAAGGCAGGTGAGAGACTTGCAAGACCAATATTTTGGTATTAAAGAATTATATGAAGTTGTTCTTCGCGCGAAAACTCCAATGAATTTTGGTACTCGCTATGTAGAAGAGGGAGAACCAATTTTATATTTTGAAAATGTTACGATGTCAATGTTGACAGAATAGAATAGACCTATTAGCGCAAAAGGTGGCTGGGGTAATATGCCCTATGTTATTTGGGATGATAGGTCTGAGTTATAGTTTTAGATGGTTGAAGGCGTTATGTCTAATATTAGTATGGGAATACTTTTAAGTGCTAATGTTGCGGCGGCTTCAGAAATGAATAAGAGATATATTAATTTGCGAGAAGGCCCATTTGAATTGACGGAATTAAATGGAAAACGCGGGTTTTATTTAAAAAAGAATCCTGTTTTACCGCCAATTAAAAAGGTATTTATATTTGAATACTCAAGAGATGCTATATAGCAAAAGTTATATGGTAAGATTGAGGAAAATCATCCTGGTAGATATTTTTTAAGTATTTATAAGGATTAGGGATGCGAAATTGCTGCGGACTTGGACAAGGAATATGTAGTAGATTATTACTATGAGTATAAGGATGAAGCGTTGATTTATACGATTTAGAAGGAACGCTTCAATGGCTTATTTACCCTTGAAGGTAAGTTTTATGCCAAAGATGAAAATGAAGGTATTAATTATACAAATATTTTGTATATGCCAAAAGTGAGAGTTGTAAGCAATATAGGCTTACGCTTGGGAGAAAGGGCCGATCCAACCGTGTCCACATTTAATATAATAGGGTTACCGGAGAATGTAGGTGACACGAAGAATATGATAGTTGAAATCACACGTTTAGAGGAAGATTTAAACGGAGATATATAAGCCACTTTCTTGTTATGAGAAAGTGGCTCTTTTTTTATTTTGTGATGAAAGGAGATGAGGAGTAATATGAGTCAAGCGAGTATTACAATGGATATTCGGGCGCAAGTAACTGGATATGAATAGAGTTTAGCTAAACTTTAGTAGGCTCTTAGTAAATTAGATCCAGGATCGGATATTGCTAAAAAAATAAGTTCTGCTTTTAGAGTGGCAGAAAAATAGGTTCAGTCTCTAGGAAAAAATATGCTGCCTAAAGCAACCAATGATACTTAGATTGACACACTTGTTAGCAAAGTTAATGCCGCGGGAGAATCTATTAAAGAGGTAATGGATTTATTTTCGCATATTGATATTGGTGATTTAGATTTAAGTACAATTGGTAGTGAATTTACAACTCTAACCACTAAAATTGGTGGTTTATAGTCCGAATTAGATACCAAATTGAATGCGGGCTTATTAGAAGCAGTAAAAAATTCTACGGAGTTGTCGTAGGTTTTTTCTTAGCTAGGAACTGATTTATCTAAAGCAAATACTACTACTTTATTTACAGATATGGAAAAAGCTGCAAATAAAGCATAGAATGCTGTAGCAGAAGCAGAAAAAAAAGTTACTGATTTAGAGCTTTCTTTAAATGCTGCTAAAACGAGAGAGTCTGATTTATTAAAGTCTCCATTAGGCACACTAGAAGGAAAATTAAATTTAGATGATACTGTTAAGAATATTGAGTCATAGTATGATAATGCTTTTTCTGCTTTACGTGAGAAAATTAAAACTGGATTATTATCACTAGGTATTAATGATACAACTGCTCAAAATAAATTATTAGATGAGTTCTTTAACGGATTAACTCCTGATAATATTAGAGAAAAAATTGAAGAATTATTTAGTACATTAAAAGCATCTGATCTTGTATCTAAAAAAACCGAAATGTACTAGGCACTTTTTGGTGTTGACGGTAATATCAATGCAGTTATTAAAAATTTAAATTTAAATGGGCTTTTAGAACCAATTAAAGAATAGTTACATAATCTTATTGAATCAATTAAATTACAGATTGGCGGGAAAAATGCAGCAAAAATTGAAGAATTAATTGCTAAAAATGACTTAGAAAATGCTGCAAAAACAACATTAAGTGTTATTACAAAAGTATATGGAAATGTACAAGATGCTATTGTTAAAGAACAACAAACAACTGCACGTTTAACTACTGAAATGGGCACTGCTCGTGCAGCGGTAGATAGTGCAAAAACTAATCAGACATTTATTGATAATGCTAGTATATAGTTAAAAAATGATTATGAGGCATTAGCATAGAAAAATGTTGATTTATAGAATTAGATTAATGAATTAAAGCAATAGGTTGCAAATTTATTAGCTAAAAACGTAGCATCTACACAAGCCGCAGCGAAGGCTGGAGGAAATATTGCTAATTAGTTATATTTAAGCACCGATGCTGCGAGAGCGTATAAGGAAGAATTAGCTCAGGTAACAGCAAAAGAACAAATGGTTGGTAAGATTCAAGGCGTTGTGCAACGCTGGTTTAGTATTTATGCTGCGGTTCGTATGGTGGGCA